GCAGCGACACTAAAACTCACTGTGTCATAGGAAGCAATGCCCAAATCAAAACCAGTGACGACGCCGTCCCCAGTAACCTTGATAGTAAATTTATGCACATCTGGCGGATTGCTAAACACCAGCGTCTGGTCCGCCGCAGTTACCTCGAAGAAGTTGCCCGTGGACAAGTCAAGATCAGCACCCGCAACGGTGCCGAGGGCGTCGCCCAAATCAGCAGCCACGGCGCTCACAAACACCACCGCGTTACCTGTCAAGGTAATCGCCGTGCCGCCATCGCTGGACTCGCTGGGCGTGCGTGTGAGCGTCGTTCCCGTCGCCGTGTAGGTGCCGGTGCCGATCTCCCAGCCCGCGCCGTCTTCGATGACGTAGCGAATGACGTCCCCGTCGGCAACGCCAGCGGCGGCGAAGGATTGATACCCCGCCAGCGGCGTGCCGAGCGTGAGCGCTCCAGTCCCCGTGGTCGCTGTGGACATCTTGGCGCGGTTGACGAGTTTAGTCATGGGCTAGACCTCAGACGGGATCAGGGATGCCGATAGTGAAGGACGCAAGCGTGAAGGTGTTGCCGTTCGTAACGACCTGCGACGTAGTCAAAGCGGATGCAGCAAGCAAGCGGCTGTTGACTGTGTCAACGAGCGCGTAGTGTGTGGCTGTGCCGGTCGCCGTCACGTTGCCGTCTGCGGTGGCGGCAACAACGACTTCGCGCCCGCCACCTGCGCGGTCAGCAGGCGCCCCGATAGACACGCCAGTAGCATTACCCAGAGTCAGCGTTGACGTTGCTGCGGTATAAGTGGTGGGTTCTGCCGAGCAGATGTGGACGGCGTTGGCTTCGGTGTCGAGAACGGTAAGGCCGTTGTCGTACACGCGGTTGTCAAGATATGGCATCAGTGTCTCCTATGTGTACATCTCGGCGCGGTTTGCTAAATTTCCCGGAGACTACGCGATCCGCAAAACAGCGTTGGCGGCGTCTGCGGTTGGGAACTGCACCGTGAACGTGCCTGACGTCGAGGTCTTATCCGACCCGAAGTCCAAAATAGCCACCGCCGGGTTGGTGTACGTGTGCGCCGGGGTGCTGTTGTAGATCATCGCACCGCGTGCCGTTATCGTCGCATTGCTAAACGAGATGTCTGCAAAGTCAGTGAACGCCGTTGTGCCACCCGTGGTAGGGTCGACCCGGGTCAGATCACCCCCGCCCGAAACGTAGGCCCCAGAATCGCCGACTTCGTCGGTCGCAGTAAACGCGGTGGTCGCCGCAGTAAACGACGCGTCGTTCGTGTATAGCGCCAGCTTAAACGTGTCACCACCGGTGACACGGAAGTCATGAGCGCCCTCGAGCAACTCTTGCTTAAAGCTCGTCGCCATGAAATTGCCAGTGAATGCCATGTTATAACACCTTTATCTGTTGAGCTAGATCGGCCATACCGGCGCGCTCAAGTTTCGTTGCGACCGTCGCACGGTCCTCTGCTACCGCCATCTTAACATACTGCACTACAACTGCCAACATTTGTTCTCGGAACGCCCGGGCCTGCATCGCCAGCTCTGGGGGCGCAGTGTTGGAGACATGAATTAGCCGATTGACGCACAGTTCCGCCACTTGCTCGGGGCTGTGGCCTCCGTTGTCCGATGTAACCACGAATGGTGACCCAACGCTGCTTGTCGATTGAAACATTATCCACCCACCCGCATCTGGCCGTCACGATAGTCGTCGCGCTTGGCCCGCACGTCGATCCCAAGGAGCTGCCCCAGTGCCGAATCGTATTGCTGCCGGTATTGCGCCATTAGGTCCGCGTCTCCTTTGAGGTATGTGTACGCCTCCACAAGCGACCCGTACAGTAGCGCGTTCTTTGCGTTATCTCCAAGCCATGACGTGCCTGAGTCGACAATCGACGGCGGGTCAAAGTAGTACTGCAGCTCGAGCGCGTAGTCCGCGTCCGGCGTCGGCGCCAGTATGAAATTTCCGTCGCCCGTCGCTGTGTCCCCGCTAAACTGTGCGTAGAAGCGCGGCCGTCCGGTGGCAGTCACACTAGGAAACGCTTCGCGCATGAAGCTGGGGTCCTTGTCGTATAGGAAATGATACTCGCCGTCGGCGTCAATTACCGCAAACGAGAACACGGACAGAAAATCAACCGGTCGTGCTATGTACGGGTTGCCTGTAGACGCCACGGCATTGGCGCCTTTACGCAGCTCGGGGATCATGACACTACGGTACACCCTCTGCTCCGCCTGACGGACAAAGTTGGGTATATTTGCAACGAAGGATGTCTCCGAGTTCTCGCAATAGTCTTGCAGAAGTTGAACGAGCTCCGCGTAGTTCATGGCTTATCCGTTCTTTGCGAACTTGCCACCGCGAGTGGCGGAGCCCATACCGCGGCACATACCGCCCTTGGCCATCTTGCCGACGCCGTCAGCGGCGAACGAGGGGACTTTTTTGCCGCCCTTTTTGACCATCTTGAGCTTGCCCCCGGCGGCCATTTTCTTTGGCTTCTTCTTGCCGATAAACACCTGATCGCCTTCTTCGGCGTTGGGCGTCAGATCAATAGTGCGGTTGGGGCGCGCAACGGGGCGATAGGACCGCTCCACAGGGTTAGCGCGCTTAGTTTGTTTCTTTTCGGCCATGTCAGTCTCCTATGACGACGGTGACGGTGCCAACAGCACCGGTAAGTTTGATTTCTGGGTGCCCCACTGGGTACCATCCGAACAGACCCACCGACTCCAGACGATTCACGTCTGGGCGGGGCTCACGTAACGACTGCGGGTCGTTGATGCGCAGGCGGCCAATAAAGTTCTGAGGATGGTCGCCATCGGCGACGTCCTTGCCCACGCGAAAGCCCGTGCGCGTGCCATTCTTGGTCTCGTAGACCAGATCCTTGAGCTTGTAGACAAACCCTGTGCGGTCGCAGATTCCGAGCGCGCGGCTGCCACGTGCAAACTGGGCCATCAGAAGCCCCCCGGGAAGAACGGTGCGAAGAAGGTCGACGACTTGTCTCGGTCCTCGTCAGCGGCACGTTGGAACTGCTCTTCGTAGAGCTGCTTGAGCACAAGCGCTCGGCTGGCCGCCTCTGGCTTCTTTGATGCTATTTCAAAGGCCAATCCTGCCACCAACGCCGGGATGAAGCGGCTTGGTATACCCACACTGCCGCCAACGCCCGACGCAAGACCGTCGATGCCGCGCAGACGGTAGAAGAACAGCTCGTAGCTGGCGGTGCCGTCTGGCACGGGCCATAGCGTGACGCGCGTTGTAAGACCTCGGTCGATGTAGATCTGGTTTGGCCGCCCGGTCAGCGCTTTGTTGGTCTGCGCAGCGTATGTGGAGACGCTGATGCGCTCCAGCGCGGTGTCCGTCTGGCTTGTGCCGGTGCCGGTCCGCAGCTGGTGCTCGATGATGTCGATCGTGTCGGTCGGCGCGTCGTAAGTAGCCTGCCCGGCCACGAGCGAGATCGTACCCGAAGCCACAGTGAAGAGGTTTAACCCGCGATTCTGCCACTCCAGCGTCAGCAGGTTCAGGCTGCGCCGCGCGGTGCGCAGGTCATAGCCAGACTGCATCTCGACGCCTGCGCGCTCGTAGGCCTCTTCAAAGAGTTCAGCAATGTCAGGTACGACAGAGGCCATCGGTTACACCATCTTGCCTTTTGTGTGGCCCTTGGTGCAGACTCCGTCACCGCGTGTGACTTTGCCGCCAGCCTTCATGCCGGTGACGCCGGTCGGCGCGCTCGGTCCGCTCGGTCCAACTTGGCCATCGGCTTTGCGATCACGCTTTTTATCTTGGTTTATGAGCGCTCCGAGCGTCCCCATACCAAGAAGGCCTTCGGCCCGCCCGGACTTGAGGCTTTGCCCTATAGCTGCTGCAGGGCTAAGCATAGCCAACAGCTTGCCGCCCTTGTTCTTCTTCTGCACAGGCTTCTTCATTTGCGGTACCTCGCGGTTTTCTTTGCGATCTTCTTTGGTTGTGCCACAAATTGCTTGCCTTTGCGAGTGCCTTCTCGCTTGGCCTTGCTGGTTGCAGCGTATTCGGCGGGACTGAGAGCGTCACGAGCCTTTTTTGGCAGGTAACGCTCTCCTGTCGCTTTCGAGCCTTGGGTCGACGGCTTGCCGGACTTTGTGCCCCACTTCTCGTCGCTCCATTTCTTCAGGCTTTTCTGCGGCTTTTTCACTTCTTGGCCTTGCCGCCGCGCATCATCTTTTTCTTCTCCATCGCTTTTTTCAAAGCTGCCGGCATCTTTGCGGCGCCGCCCTTCTTCATGGGCATGGGCGTCTCGGTCATGCCGCCGCGCATCATTTTCTTTGCTGCGCCACCGCGCATCATCTTACGAGGTTTCATTGCCATGGTTCAGTCTCCGTTTGCGGTTGACGACGAGTGCTTCATACTCGTCTGGGGGATACACGTCATAATAGCCTAACGTCTGCAACCTGTCACTAGCGGCGACGACCTGCGCCAAATCCTGTACAAACAGCATTGCGTAGTCTTCAGAGACCTCGCTTTGCCACTCGTTGTCCGTCAGAAAGTCCAGCTCTGCGTCGTCCGCATCATAGTCAGGGTGGAACGTCATGCAGTGCAGCTGAGGGAACGCCGTGTTGAGTTCTTCGGACAGCGCGTGCAGCGCGCCCGCCTCGGGTAGATCGAACGTCGCAACGATCAGCAGTTCCTTACCTTGGGCGTGGAACTCTTCGCAATGCTTGCGCGCATCGCTCATGATATCACCAGTCTCGACCACAAGGACCGCGTTATCCCGCCACGCCTTGCGGGCGTACGGGCAGGGCGGCAAGCCGCGCAGGTGCTGATTCGGCACCTCGAGGACCTCACGGGACCATGACCGCAGGTCCTGCTCAATCACGGTAGCCCCCGCCCTTGGCCTTGTATTGCTTCGCAAGCATTTGTGCCTTGCGGGCCGACCATTGGCCCGGGGCACCGCCCTTGCCACCAGACTTGATGCTGTTGAACAGGGACTTGCGCATGCTGGGCTTGGTGTAGTTGCCCGCCTCGTTGACCTTGGACTTGGCAGCACCGCCCTTGGCCATGGCCGCAACGGTAGTCTTGGCGCGCTTCGCAGGGGGTTTGGCAATCTGTTGCGCCATGTTCGATCGAGATATGGTCATGTCAGCAATTCCACTTTTTCCTCGCCTTTCTGAGCCGGCTATCGGGGTCTTTTGCTGCGTTGGGAAACTTCTTCATTTGCCCCGCGCTGCGCGCACAAAAGCTCTTGCGGCGGTTTCCGTCCTTGGTTCCGGCTTTTGCCTTCGGCGCGGGCGGCTTGAGGTTCATGCCTTGCTTTTTGGCGGAAGCCCTTCCCTTGGCGTTGAGGCCGCCAGACGGGTCCTTGCCTTCCTTGCGCGTCCATGCGGGGCTCTTTGCCATCAGCGTATCTCCTCGGTTACGCCAGCTCGAAGTGCGGGCCGTCAATGAAGGGGCGCTTCCCCTGACTGCGGCGCAAGTCCACATACGCGTTCATGGCTTGCTCCATTGTGCCGCTCCATTTGCGGATGTCTGGTATATGCCACGCGGCGCCCCAGCGCAGGACAGCACCCGTCTCTATGGCGGCCTCCTTCATGGCGTCGGCAAGGTCGTCATAGAGGTTCAGTTCCCACGACCCCCGGCTGCCGATATAGGCCATCAGGTCAACGGCCTTGCCGTCTAGATGCTTGGAGCGCATGGTCTTGCTCGCGCCTTTGTCGACCAGCACCCGCTGCTCCTCCATTGTGCGGAGTCCACAGATTACGGCGAAATCAATCTTCGTGGTCAGGATCGCCAGCTTCACAGTTGCTACGAGCTGCTCGTCTACGCCCTGTAGGTTGCTCATGCTGCGGTCTGAAAGTCTGAAGCTCATGTGTTTTTCTCCGTTGTGTTGCTTGCGCCGAAGTAGAAGGAGATGACAGCAGATGCGCTACCACCCAGCCAGCCTACAGCGACGTTGATGAGGCCAAGATCGGCACCGTGGTCGATGAACGTCACCGCCCCAACGTAGCCAAAGAACGCAAGCAGTGTCCCGACAGCAAGGACGGTGGGCGTCATATCTTTAACGCTGGCATGGCGGCGGCGCGCGCTGTCACGGTCTGAGGCGGCGATCTTCACCAAATCCACGTCGAGCTGCTTCATGCTGACCTTGAAGTCCGCCTCAACCTTTTTGATTTCAGCCAGCTGGTCAGGCGAGGCGTTTGTTACCGCGGCCTCTACAGCTTCCAAGGTTGACTCAGGAAGCCCCAGCTTGTCAGCCACCAGCTTGAGCGCCATGCCACCTAGAGGACCGCCTATCGCAGTTGCGATCGTGGGGGCCACCGCCCCAAGTATTGCTGTCAGATTTTTCATTGTTGCAAGTCCTTCAAAAATAGGGCGAAGAAGTACAGCAGCCCGCCACCTATACCGACAGTAGCAAAAAGTGTGGAGCCAAGAAACACTTTTGCGAAGAACGCTTGCTGCTGCTCGGCCGCCGCCTGTTGCTGCTTTCGTAGCTGGCCCTCAGTGCGCAGGATTTCCTCCCACGTCCCTATGCCGTAGGTCATCGACACCCAAACCTTCAGCTCGTAGCGCTGCGCCTCGATCTGCTTGCGCGCCAGCACCGCTTGCGTAGCCATCGCTTCGATGTTGCCAGCCCCAGTGAGGAGCCGCGTGACCATACCGGGGTTTTTGGTAGCCTTTTCGATTGTCGCAATTTGAGCAGACGCACCCATCCACTTCTGGATGTCGCCGTGCATGGACTCAATGTCGCGACCGATCTCGAACCCACGCTTGAGCATCGAGAACGCTTTGCTGGCAGCGCCTATCGCGAGGGTTACGGAAGCAGGGTCCACATCACTTCCTCAAATGTTGCTCGATATTGTCGAGTTTTTCGAGGACCGTCTTGAAACTCTCCTTGACCTCTTTAAACTCGCGGTCAGACGCTTCTTTGGTCGCAGACGTTTGCGCCTTGATGACAGCAATATCTGTCGTGTTCGTCTGCGTCTTGGTGTGCAGCAGCCAGACAGCCCCCGCTACGGGAGCTACAATCCACTGCATGATGGTGTTAAGTACGTCCATCGCTCAGTGCCCCTACGCATAAAAAATGTTGACGGAAGATATGTTGATGAGGCTGGCAAAAGGTTTATTGCTCGCCAAAATACCCGCCCCCGGAACGTCAAAATAGTTTTGGAAGATATCACTTGCAGCAATCGTAGCCGTAAACAACCACTCATTCTCGCCGCTTACATATCGGCACGCGGTGCCGGCAGTCACCGTAAAACTGTTGATGCACTGCATTGTAAAGGTGTCGACATCAACGACTGTAATCACAAGATTCGCGCACGTTGAGGACAGACCGGAGCCGTCCACAGAGTACGCTACCCCCACACGAGCGCCCGTTTGTAGGCCGTGGGCGACGCTTGTTACCGTAATCGTAGTCGTTGATTGCCCATACGTTGCAGATACCGGGGCGGTGCTCGTGGCAAACAGATCCAACTGCCCAGCAGTTGCGGTGCCCCGGACAGAGATGCCTTTGATCCTAACACGCTCGTTCGCGAGCATGAACCCGCTTTGATGTATCTGGGCGGATTTTACATCGGAAATCATGACTTACTCCTTGGATTTGCCCTTAGGCTTCTTCACTGGCTTCGGCGCAGGCTTTGCAGTCCACGCCTCATTGACGTCGGGTGTCGCAGGATCGTCGGCTTGGAACGCGCCTTCGCTCGTGCGTGCACGGACCGGGCTCAACCCGCGACGCGCCAGCTCTTCATCACTCGGGGGAACAAATTTCATAATTCACCTCACGAGGCCGCGATGGTGGTGCCGGCAGCGGAGATGAAGTTTGTCCCGTCGCTGACTGCAATGGTCGGCGCACCAGCCAAACCGTCAGACACAAGAATGATGGTGCCTGCGCCCGCGGTAACGGCAGATGGTGCCGTAGCGACAGTGAAAGTTGGCAGCTGAACTGCGCCCACAAAGCCATTGGTGGCGGTCACTGGGCCAGAAAAAGTTGTCGAAGCCATTGTATTCAGGTCCTTCTACACAAGGTTTCGCCGTGCAGTCTGTGTAGCGTCAGGTAGGCGTCCTGTCTGCATGGCTGAGTTTTGCCTGCCTGCAACTTAGCACAGAGAAAACAGTCTGTCCAAAAGAAAAGGCCCGCCGGAGCGGGCCTTCCCTGTGGAGTTTACGCCTTAGGCGCCGGAGCTTGCGTACATGCCAAGCGGGTCAGATGTCCCGAAGGAGTAACGCTCACGCGCCTTGTACCGCACGTTGCCGCTATCGAAGTCGCCTTCCATACCGGTCTGCATCGCAACACGAGCAAAGTGCTTCATGCCGTTGGGGACATCTGTCTTGATGAACCAAGCGTCATTATCGGTCAGATAATGGTTGACGCTGTGGCCTTCAGGAATCGAACCCATGACGCGCAGTGCGTTGGTGTCGTTGTCAGCAGTTGCTGGACGCAGCTCAGTCTGCATCAAGCGAGTCGCTACAAACATCAGTGCTGGGGGCACGATCAGCTTGCGAGGACGGGCTGCAATCAACAGACCACGTTCGTCAACCCACGCCGCGATGTCGATCACAGACTGCTCGAGAGAAGTCTCGTTCAGGTCGGCGTCAACAAGCGGACGGTTGTTGTTGGTGGCACCAGAAACAGTGGGGTGCGCTGTGTTGAACAGCGTCACACCGTCGCCGGCAGTGAACGTGGTGAAGCCGGTGTTCAGCAGCGAGGCTGCCTTGACCTGCTTCGTGTACGCCATGGCACGCGCGAGCGCCTTGGTGTAACGAGCGGACAGCGAGTCGTACAGGTTGTCTTCCATCGCTTCCTCGGTGATCGAGAAGCCCATCGCCACGGTTTCGTGGTTGTAGCGTGCGGTGAAAGCTTCCTGCGCTGTGTCGTACGTAATGCTTCCGCCTTCCGACTTCACAGGTGCCGCGCCGAAGCCCGACAGCTTGACTTCTTCTTCAAAGCTGCGCTCCGAATTTTCGGTCTCGTAGATCTCAGCGTGCTCGTCTTCGTACTTAGCGTACTCCAACCCGAACAAGGCGTTCAGGCCGGGGACCAGCTCTTTGAGCATTTGGGAACGTGAAATGGTAGCCATTCAATGACCCTCCTTATACACCAAGCGAATTGTCGTAGGAGTGAACCCCGACATTAAGCTTGACGATGAACTCAGGGTAGGCGTCCGCCTCAGTACCCTTGACGATGTCGACGATGCGAACGGCCAGTGTGGACGTTGCAGCGAGGCTTGCCCCATTGGTGCCAACCACGAGGTTTGCCCCCGAGTTGCCAGTCGACGTGCTACCCGCAGTGCCGAAGCCCAGAGCGGCGTTCTTGCCGATCGCGCCCGGCCAGCCGGAGCCAGCGGTGCCAGAGTTGAACGTGCCCAATGCAGCGCTGCCCTTGACTTGGAACAGTGCAGCTGGGTCGTCCATCACCTTGACGAACACTTCCGTGGCGCCACCGGTGACAAGGTTCGCCGGCAGAGAGTGGTTCTCTGTGGGCTGGCCTTCCGAGTTTACGTAGCGTGCACCAACGCACACACCAACGATGCCCGCAGTCGCGTCCGCGGCGGTAGCCGGGATTTTTACAGCAACGGGCGAGGTACCGACAGCCGAAGGCTGACCAGCAGAGCTAAGTACGACGAGATCACCGTTGAAAATGGCGGCAGCGTTGTTGGCTGACACCTTATATTCACGGATGGTCCCACCGCTGAACGGACGTCCGCCAATCGCTTGGACTGCGCGGAGGCCGTAGGGAGTGGCGACAGTAGCCATGTTTCTCTCCTAAGAACGGGTTTCAGGGTAGCAAGTATTACTTGCCAAAATTGGTCTGGCGAGTGGATCGCTCAGGGCGGAGAACGGGCATGCGCGGATCGTTTTCACGCATGAAATTGCTGTCGACGGCTTCCATTTGGGCTTGCGCCTCACCTAGTTGTCCGTAAACACGATCGTCTGCGAGGTCCGCGGCGATGCTGCATAGAAGCAGACCACCAACCTCGATGTTCCCTTTGAAGCGTGAGCCCACATCGGAAAGAACTTTCAGTTCAGGAAAATCCTCGGCCTTGACCGGCACATATCCTTCACGGAACCGGCGGGAGACGTTCATGTTATCCATGTTGCCCAAAGATGATGTGCGAATCCAGCGGAACTTGAGTCCGTCGCGAGGTTCGGGGGCAGGGATAACTGATTGTCGCTTCCACGTGGACTTGCGTTGCGTTACTTCGCGCGTCTCTTGGGTGCGTGGTGTCCGATCAACCATTGGTCTTTTCCTTCATAAGTTGCGCCGCGTATTGTTCAGGGGTCAGTCCAAGGCGCTTGGCGAGAGCCACCGCAGACTGGGTGAGGACGACCTTGCGTGGCGTTTTCGACGAACGAGCCGTCGGGGCAACCACTGAGCCAGTTGTACGTGCCTGCGTCTTCACCTCGGGTTCAGGCTCGTCAAACTTATCAGGAAACGTGCGGCGAACCGCAGCGTCTATTTGAGTGTAGTACGTTTCGCTGTTCGGATCAACTCCGCTCTTTACGAGCTTTTCATGTACTCCGTATGCGTATCCCGTCATCTCTTCATCGGTTTGGAACCACGGGTTGCTCTGTGCCCAGTCCAGCGCACGCTGTGGCGGCTTTGGGACCTGCGGGGAGGACGCAGGGGTAGCCGCTTGCGGGGCCGGACTGGACGCTTCTGCCGGCGCGGGCCTGTAGCTCGTCAGCCGGTACATCTCGTTTTGTAGGTCATTGAGCTTTGTCTGGGCATCGAGCATCGCGTCAGCGTCGCCAGCCTCATAGGCCTGCTTGAACTTAGCTTTGGCGCTGTCCAGCTGGGTCTCAACCCGGGCCTTGGCCTGCGTGACGACAGCACCTTGGCCTTCGCTCAGACGCTTGCGCATGGCGTCAACTTCACGCTTCTGAGATTCAGCGAAACGAATCGCCTCTTCGCGGATGCGTACAGCCTCTTCCTTGGCACGGCGTTCCTCGTGGAACTCGTACTTCAGCTTGCTGATGCGCTTTTTGACACCGTCGCTGTAGCTCTCGAGCTCATCGTCCTCGGGCACGTCGGGGGCGGCGCCTTCCGGACGGCGAGGTTTGCCGCGGTCTTCAGCAGGGGTATCGTCCTCGATCTCAATCTCAAACTTGCTGTCTTCGATCTCGAAGTCTTCGTTTTCAACTGCGTTGTTCATGCTCTGCTATACCCGCGAGGGTCCTCCACTACGGCTTCGACTGTATCATCGTTGATGATGCGGAACTCTTTGCCCAACACCTTGAATCGGGTGCCGGAATACGAGCGAAAGATGATGAAATCGCCCTCTTTGCACCACGGTCCGTCCGGGAATTTTGCCGGGTCTGAGTAGGCTTCGACACCGACCTTGAGGACAAAGCCAATGATCGACGCGGTCTCTTCGGCTTGCTTCAGTTTGTCGGGCATATAAAGACCACCCTCGGTCTTCTCGTTGATCTCCGGGACGGCGATCAAGATCTTGTAGCCTACGGGTTCGGGAAGTTTAGCTTTGAGGTCTTCGTCCTCGACTTTATTTGCAGCGTACATGTTCACCTCTGCAGTGGTTTTCGGCCCACCGTTGCCGTGCGCGGCCCATCCGCGAATGTCGAGCAGCTTACTGGTCCATAAACCGCTTTTCCAGCTCTTTTATGTCTTCTTCGATATCGACCAACGCGCCGTGTTGCGCCGATACCCTGACATAGTCCTCGTAGTTCTTGGCACCCCCCTGCGTCAGATAGTCTGCCAAGGGCCCCCTCTTCTCGCGGATGCGGCGGTAGAGCAGGCCAAATACACTATCTTCCATCACTCACCCCCGCTGTTGCGGCCCATGCGACCTTTGACAGCCTCCTTGGACAGTTCGGTACCGGCCTTCATCGCTTCGCGCGTCTCGGCACTGTTGTTTGACGCGATCTGCGTGGCCAGACGGACGCCGACCCGGGCGCCCTCACGCTCGTCTTCGGCTGCGATGCGCTCACGCTGCACCTCGATGTTGGCCGTCTTGTTGGCCATGTCGAGCTCTAGCTTGGCCTTCTCCAGCGCCATCTCGTGCTGGGCGATCGTTTCTTTGAGCGTCTGCGCGCGGTCCTTGATCTCCAGCTCTTTCATCTGGATCTGCGTCAGCGGGTTCTGCGCTTCCTGCTCGGCCTGCTGCTGCGCGGCCTCGGCCTGATTGCCCTGCAAGAGTTTCTGCGCGGCCATGGCTGTCGCCTGAGACAGCTGAACCTCGACATCCTCGGGCAGCGGATCTTCTTCTGGCGGCATGGGCACGCCCAGCTGCTTCTCCAGATCTTTGCGGTACTGGAACGCCACGTGCTCGGTGATATGCGCGGCCATGGCAGCCCCGATTGCCGCGGCGAACGGCGACTGGCCCACAAGCTGCTGGAGCTTGGGGTCCTGCATAGCTGCCATGTGCACTGCGAGGTGGGCCTCGTGGTCTTGGTAGAGGAACGCTTTGACGGGCTCTTGCCGCAAAATCGCCATATTCTCGCTGACCGGGTCTTTCGGCGCGATATCTTCCGACAGCTTGATGATCTGGTCGGCGTCTTGGATGCCCATCACCTCGAGCATCTGCCGGTGGAGTTTGCCCATATCGTAGAGCTGTGGCGACTGCTGCGCGAGCTGCAGGGCGGCCTGATACTGCACGATGCGCTGCGCCATTGTCGAGGCGTTTGGATCGGAGACAGGGATGACGTCAACCACTTTGGCGTCGAAGTCCACCAGACGGCTGAAGCTGCCCTCCACCTCGTAGGCGTACTCGTCGGGCATGAAGTCGTGCACCACCCGGGCAAGGATGCGCAGCTCTTTGTGCATCGCGGCGTGCATGCGGGCTTGGACCCCCGACATGACCTTCATCGACCGCTCCATCAGCGCCAGCGTGGTGCCCACAGGCGCGTTCGCGCTCATGTCACCCACTTGGATGTCGGCCACGGAGCCGATGCGGCGGCCCTCATCGACGATGTTGCCCAGTAGCTGATAGAGCACACCCGACGGTTCTTTGAACGGTAGCGGGAAGATGTTGTCGCGGATGGTCCCGGCCGGCACGTCGACGTCCCGGAACTCGCCCGGGGTCAGCGGCCCGTTGTCGCCCTTGATGCGCATGCCGCGCGTCTTGAGACCTGCAGGTAAGTTTGACAGCGTGCCCGCGTCGACAAGCTGACGCATGATTGACGTGGCAGACTTGGCCAGACCGCCGATGAGGTGGATCAGCCCCGTGCCGTAGAACCCAAGGCCCGGCAGGTATGAATAGTGCACGAAGTGCATGCGCTTGCGCTTCTTGTCGTCGTCCTCATACCAATTCCGGCGGATGGCCAAGATGGTTTTTGACGTCAGGTCGATCGTCACGACGTATGGCCGCGCGATGCGATCCTCGTCCCCGAACGGCTCTGGCAGGTCAATGTCGACGTGCATCTCGAGCAGCGTGTGCCGGTCGTCGTCAGACAGAGATGTCTCGTTGCCCTCGAGCTCGTCGTATTTTTCTTGGATCTCACTGCTTTCGGCCGCAGCCTCGGGCAAGTCCACGTCGCGGTAGAACCCGGACACCTGCAGTTTGAGGACCTCGTTAGGGTCCTTCTTCATGATGTGCGTGTAGCGTGGGCAGGACTCGAGGTTTGACGCGCCGTAGGCGATGACGAAGTCTTCTGCCGGCACAAACACAGACACCGGCCGCTCCAGCAGCGGGTCATAGTAGACCTTTTTGAACGCGGAGCCCGCCAGCGGCAGCCGGAACGTCATCTGCTCCATCTCGTCGCGATACTCGACCATCTCCTCGGTGATGAGATAGTTTAGCTCGTTCTTGACCCGCACGGACTGCTCGAACTTCTCGCGGGTCATCTTGCCAACAGTCTTGGTGTTTACCGGCCCGGCGGCGGGCATCATCTCGCTCATGGCCTGCGCTTGGAAGCGCACCACAGACTCGGCCAGCATTGGGTGGAACACACCGGAGGCACCCTGCCACGGTATCGTGCGGTCCTCAATCTTCATCCCCAGCAGGTCAAGACCCTTGATATAGGCGCTGGCCCACTCCTTGCGGCTCGTGCGGTCCGACATAAAGTCCGCCACCAGATCGGCCGCCAACGACTGCAGCTCGCCGTCTTCCATGATATCGGCGAAGTTGGTGTCGTGCGGTAGGTCCACGACCTCCGCATCCTCGTCATTCGACAGATCATCACCAAACTCGATGATAATCTCGCCGTCCTCGGTCGCCATCTTGGTGATGTTGGCGTCGTCAGGCATATCGAAATCAAGCGTCTCGAGCTCGGGATTTTCCCCAATTTCAACGTCAAACGGGGTCATTGGTTTGGTCACGGCCATCTCGGAGTCTCCTGCGGAGTGTGTGCTGTCGCGGCACTATAACAGTGTGGGTGTGTCAATAATAGCCCTCCCGCATGGGCAGGGTATACTCTGGCTCGTCAATCTCGTCCGTTGGCAAGGCGATGAAGCCCCCTTGGCGGAACCGCAGCAAGGCCATCACCGTGCTGTCGACGTGGTCATCGTTTGGCCCGAACGGGAACGCAGCCACTTCTTCGACGACCTCCTCGGCCCAGCGCCGGTCCGGCGTCCAGACGAGACCTGACGATATAATGTCGGCCACGGAGTTGAGACGCACCATCTTGTCGCCCGTGCCACGGTGCGGGGTGTACTCTTGGACCGGCAGCCCGGTGCGCCGCAGTTCTTGGTAGAGCGCCACGCCCGCAGACTTCTTCTCCACGATGAACGCGTCCGGCTCCCACTCCTTGTAGACCTCGAGTGCTATGCGTTTGAGCTCCGGGAACTCCAGCCGCTCCTTGATCGCATGGAGCAGCATCAGCTGGTGATGCCCCTCCTCCTCGTTCATGAACACGCCCCACACCGTCAGCGATGTATAGTCTGCCCGGTTGTGGGTCTCGGCCGCGGCGTCCAGCGAGGCGATGATATAATCACAGGGCGGGGGCTGGTCCTTCAGCCACAGGCGCCACCACTCCCGCTTCACGATGGCGGCTTCCTCGGACGTTGGCTGCTGCTGATACTGCGCGTTCCACTGATATGTGGGCATGCTGGCCTTGGTGCGCAGCAACGCAGGGATGTCAAAGAACTCTGGCCACAAGGCCCGCTCAACCGTGTCTCCCGTATCCGGGTCCTCGACGGTCAGAATCGCAGGGAACTCGAAGACCTCGTACTGGTCGGCGCCCTCGTTCTTGGCCATGTCTGCCACAACGCGCCCGATCAAATCCTGCGGCGCCCAGCGCGTGTGCACGATGGCAACGGCACCATACGGCATGAGGCGGGTCCGCGCACCGAAGGTGAACCACTCATAGGCCTTGTCGAACACGCTGTAGTTGCCGTTCAGGATGTCCTGTTCTGAATTGTGCGTCACGACATAGGACCGGCCGCATAGAAATAGCCCGTCACTCCGCTCAACCGTGAGGCACTGCACCGATCCTCTGGCGCCGGTGTTCTCGACCTCAATGCTACGGGACCGCTTGTCCATAGGAGTCCGGCAGTACCGGGCCTTACGTGGCATCCTAGCGCTGTCTGCCAGCTTCCACATGACCCTGTGGTTCGGCCGCACGGTGGCGTAGCGGCCGCGTGTGTCGTGGTACGTCCGCACCGTCGCCTTGACACCGAGAGAGTGCAGTATCTCCTTGACCCCATCCACAAGCGCCCGGTTGCAGTTGTAGAACCCGGTCTGGCCCGTGGCTGCATTTACCGAGCCGTCGGTGTCCACCAACCCCTGAAGCAGGGCCATGCGCTGCTCCACTGAAGCCGTGAGATAGGCTTCCGGGATATGCTTGTTGTTCAGCACGCCCAGAGCGCGCAGCTGCTTCATCAACCCGAGCACGTTGAACGTAAACCCGTCGGCCGAGTTTGCGGACATATCATACCCGGCCTTCCGTATTTCGCTCTTGATGTGGTCCTGATCGTCGGGGTGGGCTGTCATTTTACCCGAAGATGAGGTGCCGTCACCAAGCCACGCCCCGAGAACCCACGGGTCAACCGGTAACGCCTTCGCGGCGTACTGCACGGGCTGGTGTCGCGGGAGCACCGGGCGGTTTGCCTTCGGCCAATTTGCCAGATACTCGGTTGTGAAGTTATAGACCTTTGCCTTGGACAGGCTGGTGTCGCTATTCACGCCCCACAAATGCGCGGCATCGCAGACTATCTCCTCGCCGTCGCTCGTCACGACACTATAGAGCTCCCGGTCGTGCCATATGTCCGACTTCGCCACAACACAGGTCGGCTCCCCATCCGGCCCGAACACATAGTCCCCGACCTGAACATCCTTCATAGCCTTGAACCCCTCAGTGGTGGGGATCTGAGTGTCGATCTGCAACGCGTGCGGATCGTCGACGAGCAGCAGGTGCGCACCACGCCCGGCCAGCGCCGAGCCAACGCCCGCAGCGAAGAACTCGCCACCTTGATTTGTGTTCCACCGGCCCGCACTCTTGCTGTCGCTGGCCAGCGCCACATCGGGAAAAACTTCGCGGTATTTGTCCGTGGCGATCAGGTTTCGAATCTTGCGCCCGAAGTCCACGGCGAGATCCGTGGTGTGCGACACCAACATCACCTTGTGGGACGGGTTTCGACCCATGTACCACGCAGCGTAGTATATAGACACGAGCTGGGACTTGCCGTGGCGGGGCGGGATCGACACGCAGATGCGGTCTTTTCGCCGGGCCTCAATGTCCTCGAGCAAGTTGGCAAGGCGTTTGTGGTGCCCGCCCACCTTATAATCGTCCTGCATGTGTTGGCAGAAGCTAATCAGGTCGTTGCGCAGCGTTTGCACGCGCTGGCGCTCTGCGAGATCGCTGACAATACCCTCGAGCTCCTGAAGTTCGGATTCACTCAGCTGGTCCACGTTGTCCAGCAGCAGGTCGATCTCTTCTTGGCTGAAGCCGCCGCCGTCAAGCATCGCTGATCTCAGCGTCGATGATATCATCCGGGGGCGTCACGTTCTTCAACGTGGTCAGCTTCTCGCGCAGGCGGGCCCGCAGGTCATCTGCGGTCTGGTGTGTCACTGTCACCTCACTGCGATCGGTGAACAGGCCCACGTCGGTGATCTTGCCCAACAGCTCCAAGGCACGGATGCGGATGCGTGGATCTGGGTTTTCCGTCTCCTGCACAAGCTTGTTCATCACCAAATGACGCACCTGAACGGCGTCTTTCACGATTTCGTGACCGAATTGGCTTAGAATCTCGGCTGTTAGCAGGACTGCAGCAGGGGGCATGACCCCGAGCCGGGCCGGAGTGGCCGCATATGACGTGCCCGTGGGGTCTTTTGCATAGGCCGAAGCGAGGCCCGCGGCGTTTTTCTTGTCATGGGGGGTCGGCGATAGGTCCAGACCGTGCTCCGCCAGCAGGCGCGCAGCGTTTGCAGCGGCCTTTGCGTTGCGGATGAGGTCCTTTTGGCCCGCGAGGTCGTCTTTGGCGGGCACAGGAACGCCGGAATTTACATCAAGGTGCAGTGCCATGGGAAAAATGTATCATACGGGCCTTATATATAGCAAGGGGGGCCTTTTCTATATTCGAGGGGGTGGGGTGCTGCACTGCAGCATTTTTTTTAAAGGGGGTGGGGGTCTATCCGACCGAAATAGTCAGGAATGTGGTGTCGTTGGTCTGGTATAATATGTATAGTAGCGCGACACATGCTGCCTGTCCGGCGGCATACCCGTCCGGTGGGGTGCGCGAAACCGCGTTTCGTTATGCCTTAGACATAATCGCGGCATGAAACGGCGGCGCTGTCCAGACAAGCCACGTCAAACGTGTTATACCTTAGTCATCGAAAGGGATTGGCCCTGCCGATTGTAACGTTCTCGAAAGGAACATATCATGACTGACGTACAAACGAATTCCCCCGTGTTTGCTTTCGCTAGGGATGCTGCATCGCTGGACGCCAAAAATGAGGGCGCGCGGTTCAAGTTATTCGTGAAGCTGGACAGTGTGGGTGTGACGGTTGCGTCTATCTCTCGGGGCGGCGATGATCTTGCCGAATTCCAGTGCGGCTATCTGACCCAATGGCAGGGCGCGGCGTTCGCCGCCACGTTCGACACGGCGGCGGGCAAGGTTGAGATCAAGGGCAAGGTCCTCGATCGACTCACCGGATCGCGTGTTGCCGCGTCCAAGACGAAAGAGGCGTGGTCGCGTGATCTTTCTTCTAAGGTCGCGGGGTTCCGGTCGGCCTATGGTGAATGGCTCGGCATGGCGGCTGGCGATGCGGCGGCTGGCGATGCGGCGGCTGGCGATGCGGCGGCTGGCGATGCGGCGGAAGGCGCGGCCAAAGCGGGGCAAGGCGCGGCGCGGGACCTTGCAATGCGCGTGACCGAAGAAATCGGCAAGCTGCACAAGGCGGTCACGAAAGATCGCGATGTTGAAGCGCCGACCTTGAAAGCGGATCACAAGGAATTGCTGGCGGCTTTCCAGCGCTGTCTTGATCTGGTGAAGTAATACAATCGGGCGTCACCTTCGGGTGGCGCCCTTTTTTGTGTCTGCCGTTTGGCGCTGTCGCACCAGTTCCGGCGCATCATCCACAGCGTGCGGCGTCCGGCGCTTTCGGTCCGACCTGTCAAACCAGTTCCATCCACAGCGTGCGGCCTGTTATGTGTGAGACATAATTCTGGGATTTTTCTGCGTTGGAAAACTAAGCTCCAAGCGCTTGCTTATGCTGCCTTGCTGCAAAGCTACGCTCAGGAGCTTACCAAGATTTTCAGTTTTGTCAACCCCCTTCGAACCAGTTCCATCCACAGCGTGCGGCCTGTTATGTGTGAGACATAACTTGGCGCAATACTTAACACTTCACGCTTCTGACGATGCTATACGCGCAAGACATCAATGCTCGAAAATCAGTATAGCTCGTTTTCAGAAATTCTTCGAACCAGTTCCATCCACAGCGTGCGGCCTGTTATGTGTCAGCCATAACTGTCAAGAATGTCATTTTTGGTATTTTTGGGCTAAGTCGTTGAAAACACAAAGATGTTCCAAATGTTCCAAAGTGTAACGCCTAAGTTTTCAAAAGTTAACTCATTGAAATCATTATAATGTTCCAGCTTTTTCCAAGAAGTTCCCGTTTTTTCGGCGTAAGTCGTTGATATTTAATAATGTTCCAGTTGTTCCTCGAAAAAAACTATAGGGTCAGGAAAAATCTGTCAGATCGCAGCTGCTGCCGATAAACCACCAAACCCACACCGGAAAAATAAATCGCTAATAACATTTGAAAATGGGTATTTCTTGACATTTTGGAACATTACATGAAATCAAGCACTTAGCAGATATTGGCAACTGCCTTATTATTATTATTAAAAAACAATAACTTAACTACTACTACTACTACATTGTTTCAGAAAAAATCCTTTGTTTTCAAGGGGCCTGTAATGTTCCGTGATGTTGGAACTTCTTGGAACTTCTTGCCGGTCCAAAATCTGCCGTAAAAACAGGGCCTTTTTTCGAGCATTGAACCCAAGCCCCATATTATGCGTCGAGCATAACCAAACCTCAAACAATAACTTCTAACCTACTATTGACATCTAACACGTTATATCGTATAGTTGTAGAGTAATCGGGTTCACGCCCACGCTTTTTGACATTGTTGCCCTCTCTCTGCCCACGTAGCGACTGTTATGCCTCAAGCATAATGCGTCCCGATGATCGTGAAGCCCAAGACTGCGAGAGTTCCCCTGCGCGCTGCCCCGATGCTAGTCGGATAAGAGCACACCACGTGGGGGAGTGCATTGACCTGCACATGCGCCCACCAGCGCAGACAGTATTCCCACCTGCCAGCGGCTTCACGATCCTCTCTTGCTGATAACCCGATACGTCCAGAGCCGCGGTAACATTGTGAATAGGTTGCGCCCTAGCAGGCAGTGCAACCACGCAAAAGAACGCACCATGCGGGCTGACAACTCGCTCGGTGCATGGGACCAACCATTCACGCCCACGCATTATGCCTCGGGCATAACAACCAACCAAGGAGACTATCATGACACAGATCACCAACAAGCTGCTGTGCAGCGACACCAACAACGCTTTCCGGTCTGCCTTCGGCAGTATCTCACGCAAGGCCCTGCCGTTCATGGCGGACGAAGCCTACTTCACCGACCTGCTGCACGACGCGGCACAGGCTGTCGCCCTCGAAGAAGAAGGGCGCTTCTACCTGCTGGTGCGGCGCTTGGGCACCAACGTCTACGCATACCCCGACGACGCCGTGGACTACCTGACCAAGACCGACGGCGTTGCCGTCCTGCGTGTCCGGCGCGGCAAGTATGACACCTTCTATGTCGACGTGCTGCACGTCGACGCCGATCGCGCTGCATACTACGGCATTATGCCTAACGCATAACCAAAACGCATAACCAAGGAGACAACACATGCAATTCGAACTTCTCACATTGGCGCTGCCAACACACTGGCTGACTGCTGTGGCTTACGGCGACACATCCGGCATGGACGACACCGAGACCGGAGCGTTCTCGCGGTGGCTTGACGACACGACACGGGAGTTCGGGGAGTACCACATCGCAGAGGTCAGCGACGACCCATACTTTGCACGTTACCACGACGCTGCCGAATACGGCGTGCTGGCCTGCAACTGCGTGGACGTGATGCTGGCAGTGCCAATTATGGCTGAAGCATAACATGAACAACGGCAGAGGTCGCGGTCGCGGCAACAACAACGGCCACGGCAACGGCCACGGCGACGGCAGCGGCAACGGCCACGGCAACGGCTACGGCCACGGCAACGGCAACGGCGACGGCCACGGCAACGGCCACGGCGACGGCTACGGCAACGGTAAAGGCAACGGCCACGGCGACGGCTACAACAACGGTAAAGGTAACGGCTACGGCAACGGTCGCGGCTACGGCAACGGCAACGGCGACGGCAACGGTAAAGGCAACGGATGAAGGAGAAGCATAACATGAACAACAAAGGAAAAACAAATGTTTGAAGGTCTTATTGGGACACCTGTCATTATCAGAGCCAATGACAGCGGGGTACATTACGGATATCTTGCGGCGGTGGCGGGCGACGGTACCACGGTCCACCTTAGGAACAGTCGGCGTCTCTGGCGGTGGAAGGTCGCTGGCGACGGCGTCTCGCTGACCGAGGTGGCGATCACTGGCGTCGACCACGCAGGGTCGCGCATCACAACAACATTACCAGACCTGTTTGTCATGGGGGTGTGCGAGATCATCCCCGCTCACGGCATGGCGACAGCTACCATCGAAGGCGCGCCCATCGCGCAAGCAGAGTAATCAACCAAGGAGAACCAACCAATGTCACAAGCAACCAACCTTTATGCCTTGAGCATAACGCAGTGTGCCGAACTGATCGCCACCGTGGCGCACGAGACAACCGTGCTGGTATCGGGAGATATCGGTAGCGGCAAGAGCAGCATCCTACACATTCTCGACGAGCGTTTCCCCAAGCACACTGCGTGCTACTTCGACTGCACCACAAAAGATCTTGGCGACATCACACTGCCTCGCATCGCCGATACCGACGCAGACGGTGCATCCCTGCCGTTCGTTAGCTATGCCACCAACGAGGAGTTGGGTGCGCACATCGACAAGCCCATCATCCTCATGATCGACGAGTATGGCAAGGCCAACCCCGCCGTGAAGAACGCCCTGCTTCGGCTCATGCAGGAGCGCCAGATCGGCAGCTACAAGCTACACCGCGACAGCCTGATCTTCGCCACCACCAACCTCGGGGGTGAGGGCGTGGGCGACCTGTTGCCACCACATGCACGTAACCGCATCATGAACGTGCGTATGACCAAGCCGACCAGCACAGCGTGGATAGACTGGGGCATCAACAACGAGCTCGACACGTCCATTCTTGGCTGGGTGCGCGAGACACCGCAGGTCATGGCGTCCTTCGAGGACGTACAGAACCCCGACGACAACCCGTATATCTACCACCCACGGTCGCAGCGGGCGGCGTTCGTCACACCACGGTCACTGCACAAGGCGTCTAACCTGCTCAAGCGGCGCGGCGGCCTCGACGACCACACCATCACGGCGGGCCTCATCGGCACGCTGGGGGACAGGGCGGCCATGGACCTCATGGCGTTCGTCAGCCTTGCCGACGATCTGCCGAGCCTCGAGTCCATCAAGCGCGACCCTCTCAACGCCAAGGTACCAGCCGGTGCCGCTGCCGTGTGTATGATCGTGTATCGCACGCTGTCCATCATCGAGCGTGAATGGATCGACGCGTGGATGACCTACCTCGACAGGCTGCCCGCCGAGGCGGCAGGCATGTTCGCCAACGGCGTGCGCGCCAAGGGCTACAGCAAGCAGGGCATGATGATGACCCACGCTGCCTTCACCGCATGGGCGCGCAAGAACTCGCACCTTTTCGCAGCAGACGTCTGACGACGGTCTAACGAAGCCTCGAGGCGATTATGCCTCGGGCATAACCTCGGCCACAACGTGGCCTATGACAACGGAGAACAACAATGAATTATATGAACACACCGACCGTGTCGGCACCGACAATCTCATCCTCGTCTATGCTCGTCGAGCTGGGCATCAGCACATGGACCGCGCGCAAGAAGGACCGCAGCGCCACAGCCGACGTGTTGCGCCAGAACTATGCGTCCAAGTCTGCGGGCAACTTCAACAAGAACCTCATGGACGGATGCGCGGAACTGGTGGCAATCCAGAAGTTCGCGGCCAACACACGCACGCTTCACTACAACATGACCGTGCCATGGTCAGACAGCGGCCTGCGCCTGCTGCCGACGGCCAAATACTTCGACTACCACAAGCAGATGACGCAGATGCAGGCCGAGTTCGACCGGCTCGTGGACACGTTCCTCGACGCATACGACTGGCAGGTCGCACAGATGCACATCAAGCTGGGCAATCTGTTTCACCGTGACGAGTATCCCACAACCGACAGCATCCGCAGCAAGTTCGCGTTCCGCATGTCCTACATCCCCGTGCCTGACGCGGGCGACTGGCGTGTCGAGATCGAGAACAATGCACAGGAGGCGTTGCGTGCACAGTATGAGACCTTCTACCAGATGCAGATGGAGCGGGCCATGGGCGACCTGTGGGAGCGCCTGCACACCGAGCTTGAGCGGTTCGTCAAGCAGCTGGACGTGGACGTCGACGGCAAGAAGGGTAAGATCTACGACAGCACCATCGAGCACGTGCAGCACCTCGCTGACATGCTGGAGCACTGCAACTTCACCAACGACCCTGCCTTGCAGCTGGCACAGCGCAAACTGACATCGGCCCTGTCCGGCGTGTGCCGTGAAGACCTCATCAAGAACGAGGGGTTCCGCGCCGACCTCAAGCGCGACATGGAGGCGGCCATCGCTGCCCTGCCATCGCTGGAGTGGTAAGACCAACCGCCCGAGGTGATTATGCCTCGGGCATAACAACAAAGGAGAGAGACATGCAAGATATCCCCCCGAAGGGGGGTGGCACCCCCGTGCCACCCGAGTTCTACGAAAACATCGACGAGATGCGCGACCTGCTAATCAAGCAGATCAAGCTTTATGGCGAGCTCAAGCGGTCCTGTCGCATCGCCGACCTGCTGGGCGTGCCACCCAAGGAGTTGAAGGGTAAGATAGGAACGCGCGTCCACGCTATCGGTGTCAGCACGTTTCGTCGCCAATGGAACATGAACGAGCTTGTCATCCGGCGCGATGGCGAAGAAGTGTTCCGCGCCAAGCTGATCGACGTGCATCAAGACCTCTGGCCCGACGATGTGCGGGCCGAATACGCACGCCATGTGAAACGTAACAGTCGCATTATGAGCGACACATAAAGAAAGGAACAACAACATGTTACACGTCAGACTTACAGCAGAGCAACGGCTGCAAAAAGCTGCCATCGACATCATGGCCAACCGCAAATACATGGCGCTGTCCGGCGTCCTGCTTATCGGCAACCGGTCGGTTGTCGAGGCCGACCACCCCCGCATCAAGACCGCTGCGACCAACGGCAAGGACGAGTATTACAACAGGTCGTTCGTCGACTCGCTGCGCGACGCCGAGCTTCGCTTCCTCATGCTGCACGAGGTGTATCACAAGCTCTATCGCCACCTGACGACGTGGCGCTGGATGTATGACATCGACGCCAAGCTGGCCAACATCGCCTGTGATTACGTCATCAACACACAACTCGTTGACGACAACAGGTCAGACAAGTTTGCCACCATGACGGGCCCGCTGGAGATGGGGTGCTACGACGTCAAGTATTGCGGATGGGACAGCGCGCGTGTGTTCCGCGACTTGCAGCAGGAGCAGGAGCAAGGTGGCGGCAAGGGCCAAGGGGACGCGGGCGACGGCGACGGTGACGGCGCGGGTGACGCGGGCCCGGGCTTCGACGACCACATGTGGGACGAGGCCAAGGAGATGACTGCCGAGGAGCAGCAGGCGCTGGCCCGTGATATCGACGAGGCGGTGCGGCAGGGCGCCATGGCCGCAGGCAAGCTGGGCACCGGTGGCGATCGTGACTTCGGCGATCTGTTGCAGCCACAGCAAGACTGGCGCGAGGTGTTGCGTGAGTTTGTGCAGACCACATGCACAGGGTCCGACTATTCCACATGGCGCAGGCCCAACCGTCGCTATCTCAGCGCGGGCATGTATATGCCGTCCGGCGTCAGCGAGCAGATCGGGGAGATCATCATCGCCCCTGACATGTCGGGTTCGATCGGTGCGCGGGAGATACAGCGCATGCTGTCCGAGGTGCAGGGCATCGCCGATACCGTTCATCCCGAGGCTGTCCGCCTGTTGTATTGGGACACCAAGATCTGCGCCGACGAGCGTTACGAGGGTGTCGAGATCGCCACCATGATCCAGAGCACCAAGCCTGCCGGTGGCGGTGGCACAATGGTCGAGTGCGTGCCTGACCACATGCGCGCCGAGCGCATCAACGCACAATGCGCTGTCGTGTTCACCGACGGCTATCTGGGCGGCAGCTGGGGCGACTGGGCCTGCCCTGTGCTGTGGGTCATCGTCGACAACAAAATCTGCAACCCACCCTTCGGCACAACTGTCCACGTGTCGTCGGGTCAGTTCTAACGTAACGCGCCGAGGCATTATGCGCGGCGCATAATCAAGGAGAAAACACATGCCATATTCACAATCATTCATCGACGCCCACCGCGACTTCAACGTCACCCACGACTGGTGGGACAGCGTCTACGACGACTTCCATCAGATCTGCGAGATCATGGGTATCGAGCTGGGCAAGAACGAGCCGTGCTTCTCGGGCTTCTGGTCACAGGGCGACGGCGCGTCGTGGACGGGGCGCTATAGGGCGCAAGCGTTAAGTTTGAACACGCGCTCGGGGTATACGCCGACCGGCGACCTCGCACCGGCAAAGATACGCGAGTATTGCAACGACGAGGAGCTGCACCGCATCGCCGACGAGCTGTGCCTGCTGGCCCGCATCTATGGCCCGGTCTACGCCGTGGTGTCGCGCAACAGCAGTCACTACTGGCACTCCAACACCATGCAGATCGGCGAGTGGGGGCATTACGACGAGCGGGACCCAGACGAGGTCGACGGTGCTATCATCGACCACATCGAGCAGACGTTGATCTGCCTGTTCACCGACTTGGCAGACTGGCTCTACAGCTCTCTTGAGCGGGAGCACGAATACCTCACAAGCGATGAGGCCGTGATCGAAGCGCTCGAAGACAACGAGATCGAAGAAGAGCAAGACGAAGCCGCGTAATTATGCGCGGCGCATAACAACCAAGGAGAATCGGAATGTTCGGACTTAACATGTATTCCTGCGCTGCGCGCAGCATCAACAACCACGCCGAGGCGGTCGCCTTTTATGAGAGCTGCAAGACCAAGCGCGGCAGTGATGAGCGCCGCCTCAGGGGTAAGGAGACCAGCCGGAATATGACAGTGCGCATCGACGCATCCGGTAACGTGCTGTTCAAGTATCACGACACCGACGTGGTGACATGGCGACCCGACAACAGCTATTTGGTCCATGGGTGGGCGTCACGATCCACGGCTGTGTTCGCGAGTACCTTCATGCCCGACACCCACTTCATGAGCAAGGAGTGTCAGCGGCTGCAGATCGGCAGCTGGAGTGACGGCACAGTATATCCTGTCTGGCGCAGCGTCACGGTCTATGGTGACACCGTACAGACCAACGGGGTGTTCGTGCGTCAGGTTGTCGACCGCAAAGCGGCAAGGGTGGTTCTGGCACGCACCCGCTACGCCGAGTATCGCGACTGGTATAACGTGATGTTCCCCATGATGCGGGACAACCTGCCCCCAAGCTGGAGACGCAAGTGGTATAGCCCGACTGTCTACATGCACATGCTGGACGACGCCGATCGTTGGCACGACATCATGATGAGTAGTGGTGGCACGCCCGACGCTGCGCGCGAGATGTTGTATCGGAACAGCGGTGACGAGGCATACATCACCGTGACCGAGGCAACACTACCAGCAAACAAGGCCAACAACACATGGAGTTCTGTTCCCAATGACTGAAGACAAGCGGTATCCCGCGTGGTCAGACATGCTCAACATGGTGTGCCACGCGCATGAAGATTATGTCTGGCGCATAAAGATGGAGCCTGAGGGTAAAGTAGTAATGAGTTACATCGGATACTGTCCTGTTGACACTCCACGTGTAATAGTATACTCCAGCTTCGAGAAGATACCCGAGTGGGTCAAGGACCGCCTAGCGGTCCTCAATATGATGCCGCCGAATCCGACGGATAGCGCTGTTTTCGGTGTCGGGCGGCGTGTTGACGAGACCACATGGTGGGTTGTGGAGACAGCAGAGGAGAGGATGCGTGCCACAAACGCCTGAGAAAAAAGTCAAAGACAAGGTGGTCGCCCAGCTTAAATCGCTGGGCGCCTATTATTTCTACCCCGTCACCGGTGGCTTCGGCGCCTCAGGCGTGCCCGACATCGTGGCCTGCTACAAGGGCTTGTTCTTCGGTATCGAGTGCAAGGCTGGCAAGAACAAGCCGACCAAGTTGCAGGAGTTGAACCTGCGGCAGATTACCGGCGCGGGCGGCACCGCCCTTGTCATCAACGAAGATAACGCCGCGGATGTCGCGGCAATACTCAAGGAGAGAACGCATGGACGCGAATGAAGAACTGGTATGGAAACGACTGGTGCAGCTGTGGATCGACAACAGCGCGCTGCCCAGTGCCGCGGTGCTGGCCGAGATGTGCAATGTCAGCACAGATTATGCCCAGAGCATAATTGACCGGATCGGAACACCACGTGAGGTGTTGGAAAGCGGCCAGCCCGAGCGCGTGAAGCTGTTGCAGCGCGGCATCGAGCTGACGGCAGGCAGTCGAGACAAAACTTACGGCCCGCCGTATAACAACCTGACGGCCTGTGCCTGCATGTGGCGGGCCTATATCGGCGCCAAACACGGTGAGTATGCGCACCTGTATCTGGACGCCGAAGACGTGGCGCACATGATGCAGCTCGTGAAGATGACCCGCACGTTCTACGGCGGCTACCATGCAGACAATTATACAGACAACGCAACCTACGGCGCGATCGCAGGGGAGTGCCGCGAGATCGAGGAGCGGGAATGACCGACGACCCACAAGAACGCGTGGGCCGCGGGCAATGGTTCAGCCACGACGGGCCGATTTGGATTGATACGTTGGGCGATGAATATCTGCTCAACTGCTACAAGACCTGCCTGCGCCACGACAACCC